AACGGGGGCTGCAATCGCAGCCCCCGAGGTAACTAAACCGTGTGCAAAAGTTTAGTTAGGGAGGAACTCACGCTCCTGGTGACCCAAATACGCAACGCGGATCTGAGAAACCAAATGAGTAACGCTCACGAGCCTTAAACCGCATGTTGCCGGTGTCGAAATCCGGGTCCATGTTGGTTGCAAGACCAAGCCTCTCAAAGTGCTTGAAGCCATTCGGAGTGTCCGTCTTAATGAAGAACGCATCCGTGTCGGTCAGGAAGTCGTTGACGACATACCCTTCCGGCAGCATGCCCATGCTCTTGAGAGCGTTAACATCGTTGTCAGCACTGCCGACACGAAGGTTTGACACCAACAGGCGTTCAGCGATGAACTGAAGCTGACGTGGAACAATCAGTTTCATGCCCCGAAGAGCAATGATCATTCCGCGCTCGTCAACGAATCCGGCAATGCTGATCAGGAAATCTTCCAAGGAAGTTTCATTCAAATCGGCTGCTGTCGAAGGCTCGTTAGCGAACGTGCCACCACTGGTCAGTGGGTGATCAGTGGCACAGAGTGCCTTGCCGTCACCACCAGCGGAAGCTCCTGCCGTGAACGCATTGTTAAGAACCGCAGCGGCCTTAACCTGCTTAGTGTGCGACATGGAACGTGCTAGTGCACGGGTGTAGCGAGACGCTAGACGATCATACAGGTTGTCCTCCACCGCTTCTTCGGTGATCGAGAAACCCATTGCGACTGTCTCGTGGTTATACCTTGCGGTATATGCCTCTTGTGCGTCATCAAAAGTGATCCCGGAACCTTCCTGTTTAACAGGAGCGGCACCAAAACCTGATAACATGACCTCTTCTTCAAAGGCACGATCTGATGCCTCTGTGTCAAAGATCTCTGCATGCTGACCTTCGTAACGGTCATATTCCATCCCGAAAAGAGCGTTAAGACCAGGCTCAAGCTCTTTCGCGAGTTGTGCGCGACTAATAGCCATGACTTAGTCTCCTTACGATACTGTCGCTTCAGCCGAACCGGCCAAAAGCGCATGGTTGTTGAACATCACAACCAAAGGAATTCCAGCAGCAGTGAAATCAGCGTTGTCTGGATCATCCAAGAAGCCAACAATCTTTAGCGGGTGCGAAAGATCAGAAGCATCTACAGTTGATACATCAAGCTGTGCTGTTGAAATACCGGTGGTCGTATTACCATCCGCTGCGCCTTTGCTAGACTCAGCCGAGAACTCTGCGCCCTCGAAAATGGTGGCGATTGCACCAGCTTTGTTGGTAAGACTAGCGTCCGAACAGACTATAAAACGCTGCATCGGGTTGTCGTACACGTTCGCGATGATGTCGAAATCGGTGTTCGCACTACCAGACCCAGGCCAAGTGTTCGAAAACTTCTTCTTACCTGTGGTTGCGTCTACGTATTCACATCCAGCAAACACGCCCACGAATTTCAAAGTATCACCGGAAGCAGAACTGGAAACGGCGATTGTGCCGTCGTTAGTTGCGATAACCGGAGAACCTTGAAAAATCGCGCTTGCGTCTGACTTTATGTGATACGCATTAGTACCTTGAGTAGCTGGTGTGCTACCTGCGGTATTGATCGGCTTCATGCCGAAGGCAACATTTGCGTTTGCCATTTGCCTACCTCATAAGTTACTCGGAGGATTTGCCCCCGAAAGTTACACGACTTTGCCTATCGTTGTAGATAGGCATCGAGGGATGTTGTTCCCTCATAAGGTTTTCATCAACGGCTTTCATTTGGTTGCGGGTCTGATCCCGATAGTATTCAGTTCTTTCCTCTACCGTCTCTTCAGGTATCCGACACAGCATTAAACCGCCGACGCCGATAACACCTGCATTCTTCCCCTCTTCGATGACCGGAAAATTATCCGCGAGATCAGGATATTCATCCGCTCTGACTGGCTCCCAGCCCTCACGCATCTTAGCGTGTACATTCGTTTTGTCTTCCTCACCCCGAAGAGCAGTTCTGACCCAACGATGCTGATAACCAGCCGGAGCCTCGGGAGCTTCCAGCTTTGATGGGGGTGCCCAAGGCTTCCGCCTTTGGGTCTTTGCGCGACTCTTTGCTTCGCGTGTAGTTCTATCAGCCATGTCTTACTCCTTCACGTATTTGGCATATTCCTCGAGCGGAACATTCAACCGTTTCGCAATCGCAATCTGCGATGGAGTCAGCTTGACTGTTCTGCGCCCCTTACTTGTCGGCGCTTTTGACGCCGTGGACTCAGCAGAAGCGACTCTGGGTCCAGTGTCACGCTTTGTTTCTGCAAATTTATGCGGAAACTCCGTGCGAACACGTTTATCTAACTCACTGTAGTACTCATCAGACGTGGGGTCAAACCCTTCATCCTCGATAAGTTGTCTATGAATACCAAAAGCAGCATATGTCATGGTCTGATCGTTGCCAAACCACTCATTTTTCTCTGCCCAAGCCTCTGCTTTAGGGTCTGGAGGCGGTGGTTGCTGCTGATTTGTCTGCTGAACCGGCTCTTGCGGCTCTTGCGGCTGTGTTTTTCGCTCTTCTGCGCGCCGATTTGCCTCTTGATGCCGTGCTTTATCTAGCGCGATCTGACTAATCCGCTCTTGCGCTGCAAACATCGCATCCGCATCGCCCTCATCGTATGCTTTTTTGTACGCTTCCTTGGCGGCAGCGGCGTCAGACTCAAGTCTGCTGCCAAATTCACCCACATACGCCTGATCCACCTTATCCAAACGTGCGCGAAGTTCCTCATTCTGCTTTTTTACCGCCTCGGCATACTCAATCGCTGCGTTTCTTTGCCGTTCTTCTTCGCGATACTTGCTAGTAATCTTAGAAATACGTCGCTGAACCGACTCTGAGTATTGATCTAACTCATCCTTTTCTGTGTCATCACCATCCGCAGCCTCTGCCGCTGCCTCTGGCTGTGTTTCACGTGAAACATCTCCTGGGGCTTCTGTCTCTTCGACTTCAACCACCTCTACTTCTTGCGTCTCTTCCTTTTCGGCGACGTTGTTTTGCATACTATGCTCCGTATGTCTTGATATCATCGGGGTCGATGATGGTTGCAATGACTTCATCGTCATTGATTATGCGGACCTCGCCACCTTCTATCTGAAAGCGCGATCCGGCGTAGCGACCAATACAAACCCAGTCGCCCTCTTGGCACCACGGCTTGCAATCAGGCCCAAACTTGTCTGGATCTTGATATGCCAATGGCCCCAACCTCACAACATAAGCCACAACAGTAGCTCGTGCCTCTCGGTCCTTGGCTTGGTCGGGAACGTATACTCCACCCTCGGTCTTGGCCTTGCCTTGATAAGGCATGACAAGAATCCGCCAGCCTGTGGGCTGCGGGATTCTGTCTGTCAGAGGTTTCTTGGAGGCTTCTTCTTCAGCTTTTTTCTTGGCTTGCTGTTGCCGGAGTATGTGATCAGGTACTAGAAGCGTCGTCATAATTTGCTTTCTTTAGCAGGGCGTCAAACTCATACAATGCCTGGCTAATCCCCTGTACCTCGCCACACATTGAGCGGTAAGCCTCTATATCCTTGGCTCCACCGGTTGATAGAACACGTGTAATCTCATCCATACGATTGTTCAAGGCTTTTCGATAAGCGTGAACAAAATCTACAACGTCCATTATTGACCGAATCCTAACGCTGCCGCTCTCGCACGAAGACTTTCTCTTTCAGCCTGCATCCTCGCCGCATCAACAGACATGCCTTGTGCCATCAGTTCAGCACGTCTTCGCATAGTGGCGTTGTTTTGATTTGCCCTCAGAACTTGTTCCGGGGTAAATCTTGTGGCGACATCAGTCGGCTCAAACGTGGATTGAAATACACTTGCAAAACCAGAGTCATCAGACCTGTCTATCGGTACTGTTGGCCTGGTTCCCAGAAGTTCTTCTCCCACTCCTGCTGTTAGATCTATCGGCGCTGTTGAAGTTGCCGCCGGAGCCGGTCTCGAAGTTGGTGTGCCAAATCTATTAAAAGGAAGATCACGTTCTGGATAGGGATACACCGCTGATGGACCTTTATCATCAGCAAGATATCTGACATCATCGCTACCGTCCTGGCGAGTAATGGTAGCGCCACCTGTGTCATCTGTACCGATTCCTCCAGTAAATGTGCTCACGGGTGTGTCTGCCCCCGACATGTAAATGTCTTCTGCGGTCTGCGAGGTGAACGGCCCGGTGTAGGTTGGCTCATCGTTTAGTAATATTTCAGCAACTGTCGGCGTATACGCACGTCTTCGTTCCAAACGTGACTCAAGATCATAGGTGCTTTCTGCCGGGGGGAACTGAGAAACTGTGGCGTAGTCTACCGCACCACTTGGGCTATCATCGTCCGTCGTAAATATCCCGCGATCAATTGTTTCAGGAACTGCCGCTGGATCACGTGCTTCAATCGCGTTTTCCCGTAGTGCAGCAGAAACCAACTCGTCCATGTTTTTAGGTACGTCAAAGTCGTAAATACCCCTGTCCTGACCTCGAGCATCGCTGCCGACAGTGCCGGGTATAATTGTGGGATTCATGTTGAATCCAAGTGCGTTGCCAATAAGCGCACCAATCCCCTCCGCCTGCCCCTCGGCTGCCGGGCCAAAAATAGTCAAATCTCCTGGCTGCACACCACTTCTGGTGGTGCCTCGTGCCGCGCTAGCACCCATCGTAGGGTTGCCAAAAACATCAACCTGGGCAAAAGGGTTCATGAATCTGTCGTACGCCATGCGTTTGACGTTCGCGATGCCTTGAGTACCAAGAGTGTTTGTGTAATCAATCTTGCTTGGATCAATCCCGAAAACACGGCTAAAGAAACCATCATTCCCGTAAGGATTTGTTTCTGTCATGCCAGATAGAGATTCAAACTCTGAACGCGCCATGTACCCGGTGCCAGGACGAGTAGGGGCGGACATGCTTTCGTAGCCACGTCGCACAGTATCTCTGCCATTAACCGTTGCGCCACCGTCGCTGATACGATTATCAATCCGCTCTCCGCCGGCCATCTGCCGACCAACGACGTTGTCCTGACTAATTACTGTCCTGCCCGTTTCGGGGTCTGTGCGAAAAGTCTGGGCCACTTACCTTACTCCAACAAACTTAGTGCCTCTGATCGCGGCACCCGCACCACGAGCTTGCGAAGATGTGTCCACATTTGTGGCACCGCCCATTGCTTTTTTGCGTCCATGCTTGGACTTTTTCTTTTTGGGCTTTCTGGGTTTTACCGTGTCATAAGAAAGAAAGTCCCTATCTTTCGGACCTTGTATGTAAAAGTCCCTATCTTTCGGACCTTTGTCCACGTTCACATCGATTTCCGTATCCTTCGTCACGATATCGGCCATCTTTGCTGTGTCTTTTTCTTTTCGATCTAGTTTTTCAAGGGCGTCTCTTAGAGTGCCGCCTGCTTGAAACTCAAGAGAATCCAACGTCTTTGCCTGCCCAGCGTGAAGTTTCGAAGCTTTCTTCAAGCCTTTGGAAACCTTGGCCACCTTTTTTTTCGTCATCTTACTCATGTTGTTCTCCAATGTTTGAGAACCA